TACATATACAATAGATGCTCGAGTTGCTAGAAGTACTGTAAAAGTTCTTGTCAACGATGTTCCTAAAATTCCAGGAACAGATTATACAATTACAGGAGTAACCTTAACATTTGCATCTGGTGTGTTATCAGCCGGTGATATTATAGCAGTAGGGTTTAACTCAGAAATTGATGTTGAGGAAAATGAAGAATATACGCGAGTGTTTCAATTTTTAGCAACCGTAACAGACGAAGATACTGGATTTCTATTTGACAGCACAGTATTTAATACAGGTGTAGTTAATTATTCAATAAAAAATGCCAGTGGCACAATGTCTGTAGGTACAATACGAATTTTACATGATGGAACGAATCCACCAGTTTTTGATAACGATTTTCTCGAAACAGCATCAACAGGAATTACATTCTCGGTTGTAAAAGTCAGTGATGATATTATATTAAAATATAGTAATGGATTGGCTTCAACTGCTAAATTTTATTATAATGCAAAACTTTGGAACACGCTAGGTTAAGGGCAATTTGGTCTGAATCACCTAAGGAGCGTCTTCGAAGTTGGAAAAAATTTAGAGAAGAATTAAAAGAATTAAGTAAAGAAGATGCCTTAGACCGGACCGCAATATTGTGGGGAACGGTACCGTTGGAAAACAGAACAATTGATCCATATGATTCTACAAGATGGCTCACACCATGGGAGATGATATATGGTAATCACTTTTGTTCTTATAGTCGTGCATTAGGAATATATTATACATTATTATATTCTAGCCATAATTTTGAATTAGATATTAATCTAATAGAATGTCAAAAGTTGAATGACATTATACTTGTTATTATTGTTGACAATAATATAGTACTAAATTATATATTTGACAGTACAGAAGATTGGAATAAAATACAAAAACATTGTCGCATATTACAGAATTTTTATTTAAAATAAGGAACATACAATGAGCATCGAATTACCAACTTTATATCAACAATTTATTCATCTTTCAAGATATTCACGATATAGATATGCAGATACACGGCGCGAAACATGGGTAGAAACAGTTGATAGGTATTTCAATTTTTTCGAAGAACATTTATCTGAACAGTGCAATTTTAAAGTTTCTACACAAGCAAAAAATACATTAAGAAATGCAGTTTTAAATTTAGAAGTAATGCCTTCAATGCGTTGTCTTATGACAGCAGGCGAAGCATTGAAACGAGAAAATGTATCAGGTTATAATTGTTCGTATATTGCAATAGATTCTATACGAGCATTTGACGAAGTTCTTTATGTATTAATGAATGGCACAGGTGTGGGTTTTAGTGTAGAGCGTCAATTTGTAAATTTACTCCCTATTGTTAATGAAGAGTTTTTTGAAACAGATACAACTCTTATTATCTCAGATAGTAAATTGGGATGGGCCAAAGCATTACGTGAATTAATTCACCTATTGTATGCAGGACAAATTCCTCAGTGGGATTTAAGTAGGGTTAGACCTGCAGGCGCGCCTTTAAAAACATTTGGAGGTAGAGCATCGGGTCCACAACCATTAGAAGATTTATTTAGATTTACATCAGAAATTTTTCGTCAAGCTGCTGGTAGAAAATTAACATCATTAGAGTGTCATGACATTGTTTGTAAAATTGCTGAAATAGTAGTAGTGGGTGGTGTGAGGCGTTCTGCGTTAATTAGTTTATCTAATTTAAGTGATGATAGGATGCGTTTAGCAAAATCAGGACAATGGTGGGAACGGAATGTACAACGAGCACTTGCTAATAATTCTGCTTGTTATACTGAACGACCTGACATGGGTATTTTTATGGATGAATGGCAATCTCTTTATGAATCTAAGTCAGGTGAGCGTGGTATTTTTAATAGAGCAGCTGCAAAAGAACAAGCAGGAAAAAGTGGTAGGCGGGATCCTGATTATGACTTTGGTACTAATCCTTGTTCAGAAATAATTTTGAGATCGCGAGAATTTTGTAATTTATCAGAAGTTGTTATTCGTGAAAATGATACAGAAGAAACATTAAAAGAAAAAGTAAAGTTAGCGACTATGTTAGGTACATGGCAATCTACTTTAATTAATTTTAGGTACATAAGTAGAAAATGGACAGAAAGTTGTTATGAAGAACGGCTACTAGGTGTTTCATTAACAGGAATTATGGATTGTAAGTTAACAAACGGCAAAGGAAAAGGTTTAGAAAATTTATTACAGCAATTAAAGCAAGTATCTATAAACACAAATAAAGAAATGTCTAAACTATTAGGCATAAATCAATCAGCTGCTATTACTTGTGTTAAGCCTTCTGGAACAGTGTCACAATTAGTTGATAGTGCTTCTGGTATACATGCACGTCATAATCCTTATTATATTAGGACAATACGTGCAGATAAAAAAGATCCATTAGCAAAAATGATGTTAGAAGCAGGATTTCCTTGTGAACCAGATGTAACAAAACCTGAACATACATTAGTATTTTCTTTTCCTGTTAAAGGACCTCGCAATGGTGTATATAGAAAAGATATGTCTGCTATTGAACAATTAGAACTGTGGAAAATATATCAAGATAATTGGTGTGAGCATAAACCTTCTGTTACTGTATCTGTACAAGAGCACGAATGGATGAATGTGGGATCATGGGTTTATGAACATTTTGATCAAATGTCTGGTGTTTCTTTTTTACCAATGACGGAACATTCATACAGACAAGCACCTTATCAAGACTGTACAAAAGAAGAATATGATAAACTAATGGCCGATATGCCTAAAGATGTAAGTTGGGCAATGTTAAGTGAATACGAAGAACAAGACATGACTACTGGGGCTCAAGAATTGGCCTGTTCAGCACCCACTGGATGCGAAATAATATAAATACTATCAACCAGGAGAGTAATATATGTGTCCAGCTTGTGTGATACCATGGTTTGTAGTAGCACTAGGTTTAACAGGAACAACGTTTGGCATGTGGCTTGCAGAGCATTCGTGGGTATTTTACACAGCAATAGCATTTAATTTGGCACTAATTGCCTGGGGCGGCTTAAAACTTAAAAAGTATTATGGTAAACATAAAGGATGTGATATCGAATAATGTTAACTGTATATACTTCACCACGGTGCCATCATTGCACCAATGTTAAAGAGTATTTACAAGAACTTGATATATCATATAAAGAAGTAGATATATCTGCAGATCAAGCATCAAAAGATTGGATACTAGAACAAGGACATAGAACAGTACCACAAATTTATCAAGGTAATACGTTAGTAGTAGAAGATGGTGCTACTTCATTGCTTCGGTTGACAAAAGACCAAATAGAAGATATAATAGATAATATCTAATAATGAAATATATAGACTATATTCGTTGGCGGATACAGTTACTAAAACACAAAAATATAACATTATTTCCTATAGAGAAAACAGTAAACAATAGGGAGAAAGGAAATGAAATATTAAAGAACACATCTAAGGAATAAATCACTTCCTTATGCTCGGTGAAAGCCAAAATAGATACCATACCAAGTAGATTTAAAATATAATATAGAATCGCCCGATGATGTTGTAATGACTAGGGCAATATAGAGAAATAAGATAGTTGTACAATACAATAATAAAAAATAGATTATTCTAAGTAGATTATTTAATAAAAGCTTGTTACGCCAGAAGAAACTAAACGTAAGGCGTATAATTTAAAGGGGAGCCATAAAGGCTCCCTTTTTTTACGATAAATAGTTAGGTTGAAAAGGAGAATAAAAATGTCATTACATGATGAAATTATTTCACAATTCGATTCATATATAAATGAATCAGCCAAATTCGAAGAAAAAGGCGTTAAAGCATCTGCGGCGAGAGCCCGCAAAGCACTAGGTGAACTAGGTAAATTAACTAAATCACGTAGAAAAGAAATACAAGAAAAAAAGAGTACGATGTAAATGTTAGTAGAAAAACGTAAGAAAAACGATGTTGTTGCGTTAAAACTTGTAAGTGGCGATGAAATACTCGCCCAATGGGTTGACGATGACGACAATACAATAACATTAAGAAAGCCGTTAGCATTAGCAATGGGACCAGAAGGTGTGGGATTAATACCTATGATGGTGTCATTAGATATTTCAGCAACTCCAAATGTTACATTAAACAAAGATAAAGTTGTTATGATTATATCGCCTAATAAAATGTTAGCAGATTCTTATGTTCAAGCAACAACCGGAATATCATTAGCAACACCTAGTTCTCAAAAAATAATTACATAGGAAACAATTATGTCGGGTAGACCAGTACATAGGATGGGAGATATTAACTCAGGAGGCGGAGCATTGACATTTATTCCTCAAGGAAGTGTTTATGCCAATGATCTTCTTGTATCTGTTGATGGGTCTCGAGGGACCGCGCATCCACCTTGTCCTTATGTTGTAATACATTGTGCTGGTGTCTGGCAAACAACAATGGGAAGGCATACTGTTTATGCTCATGATATTTCTGTTAATTGCGAAGGCGATCCAGATTCTTGCGGCCATATTAGAATAATGGGAAGTCCTAATGTTTTTGCAGAAGATATAAGTTATTAAAGGTATGGCTATCATAGATAGTACATAGGAGAAATTAATTAATGCCAGTAGGAAGTAAATCAGGTGGTGCAGTTTTTAGTAATTTACAAAAAATTAAATCATCACAAGATGCTCTCTTAAATAAGAAAATGCCCGATTTAAGTGGTGTTATTGCGGCTAGTGCTGACGGAAATTTACGTCTTGTTTGTAATGCACAACTACCCAAAACTCTTAAAGATATTATATGTGCTATTTTAGCAGGAGAACTTAAAAATCCATTTGAAGGCCAATTGCTTTGTTTAGAAATTGCTTTGGGTGATCTTATCGATACGCCGGGCATGCCTGAAAGCTTACAAGATCAATTAAAAGCAATCAAAGGTACAATTGCATCTTTATTAGATCATTTAGGTGTTAATAGTATAATAGGTAGAATGCAAAATGTTTTAAGTACATTAGCATTAATGCATTCAATGATTAATTTTTGTGACAATGATGTTACTGCGCCAAATATGGGAACAATACTAGATAATATTTTAGGTTCTTTATTTGGTCCAGGTGAAAATCATATAAATGCTTTAGGTAATATAGGTGATGTAAGTTTATGTTTAAATTCAGATGGTAGTTTTAATTTTAATGGATTAAGTAGCGGTCTTCTTAAAGACATTAGCGACGATTTGCCAAACATAATTGCAACCGGTGTTATATCTAGTGTAATTATGAATAACCTAAGTACATGGGATACAGATGTTAATGCAATGATGGTAACAGAAAATGCTGGTGATCCGGCATCAGCAACTGTTTGTGCCGCGGCAACTACAGCATCTAATCTTTATTCAGTACATAGTCAACTTAGAGATTATCCATTACCTAGCGGAAATAATCAATGGTCGGCAATTGCAAGTACTGGAATTATAGATAGTTTAGAACAACAAGCAATACATGAAACATTAGTTGTAGATAAAGTACCAGTAGAAGATGCAAGCGGTAATATTACCGATGTAGTTTTTTCTACCACTGAAACAGGAGTATATTCTGATTACACACCTTCTGGTGTTGCTGTTGGTACCGATATAGTTGATTTGGGCGGAATAGAATCTACAATGATTGCACCGGCCGCAGGAGGTTCCATAGGAGTTACAGGTGGCGCGGCCGCAGGAACAAATCCGGGCGGCGGGCCTGTACCAGGAGCATCGGGAGCAGGAGGAACTAGCACAACAGGCACAGTTCTTGTTAGTTCTAATTCAACCGAACTAGATTTATTTTTGCAAGACGTAGTTACATTAAATGGCATAGGTCTTATAAAGAAAGAAAACAATCAAGCAAAATTAGTTACTGTTGCCGGAGAAACTAATAAAATTACTATTGTTGAAACAGATCCAGGTGATCCAAATAAAACATTAACAATAGGATTACATCAAACATTTTTAGATTCATTGGCTACTACATTTACAGACTTAACAGATACACCAAGTACTATTACTGCAAGTAAATTTGTAAAAAGCAATGCTGGTGGTACAGCATTAGAATTTGTAGATGAAGCAGATCCTGTATTTTTAGCATCAGCGGCAGGAACTATAACAACAGCCAAAATTGCTAATTGGGATGAAGCACATGGTTGGGGTAATCATGCACTAGCAGGTTATTTAACTTCAACTGAAGATAACACTCATGCTAATATTGGTTCTGGTGCTAAAGTATATGATGAAACTAGTGCCAATGATATTAAACTTAGAACTTTAGTAGCAGGCGATGGTGTTAGAATAGAACAACGAACCCAAGATATTTTCATTAGTGGGGATGAATATTTACT